CTCAATATCAAGAGCTATTTGGCCCTACACCCAAACATCGACGACCCGGACGAGGACGGGATAGCTACCCTCATATGTGACTGCAAGGAGGCCAGACGCGACCGTGACGCTCATGAGGCTGCCCTTCGGAGAGAAAGCGACCGCATTGAGGCCCTGCAAAAAGCAAATGACGTGATCGAGGAGCTTTTTACCGGCAACCCGCACCAGAAGCGCATGGCCGTGGACGAGCAGACGCGGGAGATATTGCAGCAGCTTGCCGAGCGGGTGTACGGCGGATTTGTAGATAAAGCGGTCATCGCCACCACGGACGGAGTTAAGGCCACCGTAAAGAGCACCGGCTCCGCCGCTATCGGCATAGCCATAGAGCGCAGCGAAACGAAAAAGGAGAAAAAGGAGATATAACCCATGGAAAGCCGGGAGATATATGACATGCTCCTGCGCAGCATAGGGGAGCACATGGACGCAAAAGGCCGGGCCGCTGTCAGCATCAATGGCAGGCCCGCCCTGATAGTAACGATAGACCGGGAGACCGGAGAGGTTACCGCCCGCAATGCGATCACTGACACGACCGCCGCCGACGCGGTCATAGACTACCTCAACACTGTTGCCGGGACTAAATACCAAAAAACGCCGAAAAACCGCAGCTATATCAACGCCCGCATTGCGGAGGATCATACGCCGGAGGACTGCCGCCGGGTAATAGACAGCCGCTGGGCAATGTGGAGGGGGACAAGCATGCAGGAATATATGCGCCCCTGCACCCTGTTTAACAGCGAAAAATTTGAGGGCTACCTGTCGGCGGCGAAAACCAACGTCAAAAAAATCGCTGGAAGTTATTTTATGAACCACATTAAGCACCAGTACTCCGCCGACGAGCTGGCGAAAATAGGCGTTGATCTAATCGGGGATTTAGGGGAGGACTGAAAATGCCAAAAAAGAAAAAGGAAGCGCTGCCCACCTACACCATCCTGATCCGCACACCCGCCGGGACGCAGACCATTATTGAGACCAACGACTTTGCAAAAGCCAGACGGACATATGCCCAGTACAAGGGCTCATGCCGCCTGTACATCGACGGGCGGGAGCTGCATATCCTTGAGGCGGACGAGCTGATGAACGACCACAGCGACAAAGTAATGGAGCAGATATTCATACCGCGCCGCGTCAAAGAAAAAGAGGACATACACAAATTAAAACCTGCCCGGTAACACGGGCAGGACTTGACCTTTTGCCGGGTGCGGCAATCACCCGGTCCTCCATTGATAGGGTGGCGGCAGGTGCGGCCAACGGGCCAATGACCCGCACCGCAAACCACCGCCCCCGGCAAAGGGCCAAGACATGATTATTAAAAAAAGGAGGCCGCCATGCAGCGGGTACAGCGTGATATATATTCTGGCGTGGTGCTGGAGCGGATCGTATATACCGTGGGCGACAGGACGCAAAAACCCTACCGCCCGCGGAAGCCGAGATTTAAAACGGACGAGGAAAGGGCGCGGTTTAACTCTGAGGTAGCCCGCCGGGCCCATACCCGGCTGGTCAACGAAAATTTTACCCCGGCCTCGATGTACAGCACATTGACCCAGGACAACGAGCACGAGGTACACGATTTTAAGGATTTCCGCCGCCTCTGCGTCAATTTCCGCCGCCGGCTGCTCTATGCCTACCCGGAGGCAAAAATCGTTATCTACATGGGCCGAGGCAAAAACACCCACCGCATACATGCCCACATGCTGACGGACGGAGTGCCTGAGGAGGCCATACGCAAACAATGGACGCTGGGCAGCGTCAATCGCTGCGAGCACCTTCGGGCCCACGTCCACTATGACGGCATAGATCACGGCCCGGACTATACGGGGCTGGCCAATTACCTTTTTAGCCACTGGACGCCGGAGCAAGGCGGGCATCACTACATGGCCACCCGCAACCTTGCCCCCTGCGGCAGAGAGCAGACAAGACCAATAAAACGCAACTACACGCCGGCCAAACCGCCGCATACACCGAGGGACTATATCCTCGTCGAGAGCGGCGCGACAGAGTTCGGCTTTACCTATTTCAAATATGTCAAAATCCCGCCCAAGCGGCGGTGTTAAGCGGCGCAAAGTGCAAGGCTTTTACCGGGGCCTTGTAAATGTGTCGGATTTCAGAACGATTGGAAGGATAGATAACAATGGACGATATGAGCAACAAACTAAACGGTATCCAGTTAGAGATGACTGGCGAGTATGCGAAGTTCACCGAAAAATTTAAGCCGAAAAAAACGACTGACGACTGCTATACGCCGCCAAATATTTATGAGACCGTGAAGACGTGGGCAGTCAATCGGTATGGGCTGGAAAATACAAAGATTATACGCCCTTTCTACCCGGGCGGCGATTATACCCGTGAGGACTATCCCGATGATTGCGCCGTTATCGACAATCCGCCGTTTTCCATACTTACAAACATACAACGCTTTTACAATGATCGAGGTATCCGTTATTTCTTGTTTGCGCCGGCATTGACGTTATTTAGCGGGGCAACAAACAATAACTACGTCATTGCCGGTGCAGATATCACATACGCCAACGGGGCAAAAGTCAATACCTCGTTCGTTACTAATCTCGGCGAATTTAAAATACTGGTTGCCCCGGACCTGTACCAGGCGATAAAACAAGCCGACGGCGAAAATACGCACAATATGCAAAAACAACTCTCCAAATATGAGTATCCGGCGCACGTTGCAAGTGCGGCAAGATTAAATTATATGGCAGCTCATGGCACCCAGTTGGCGATTAAAGCCGAAAGCGTTGCGTTTGTGCGAAAACTCGATGCACAAGGAAACAAAACGATATTCGGCGGCGGGTTTTTACTATCAGAAAAAGCGGCAGCAGAAAAAGCGGCAGCAGAAAAAGCGGCAGCAGAAAAAGCGGCAGCAGAAAAAACGGCAGCAATAAGGTACGAACTAACGGAACGCGAAAAAACAATTATAAAAATACTCACAGAAAGGGACGACACATGCTGAAAGATTACACCATGACCCCCAACCGGGCGGGTATACCCGTATGGCGACCTGCCCAGCCGGTAATAGGCAGAGAGGACGAGCACCAGACCGCCCTTACCCAATGGGTGCGGATGATGCGGACGCAGTACCCCACCCTGACGCTCTACCATCACATACCTAACGGAGGCCTTCGGGACAAACGCACCGCTGCCCGACTGATAGGCCAGGGCGTACACTCCGGCGTACCCGATGTATTTATCCCTGCGGCACGGGGCGGCTACCATGGCATATACATTGAGCTCAAAACTGGCGCCAATAATCCGACCCCAAACCAAAACGAGTTTATGAGCGGCGCTATGGCCGAGGGCTACTATTGCGCGGTCTGCTACGGCTGGCCCTGCGCTGCGGCGGTGATAGAGGACTATTTACACATGGGGGCTATTCCTGCCGCCGACGTTGCCACGGTGGTGCATGGGGAGTGGATTGAGCGGGCGTTGAGACCGACTTGCTCGCTATGCGGATTCAGCGGAAGTCTTATTGATGCACCGATATCGCCTTTTAAGTATTGCCCCAACTGCGGGGCCAAGATGGACAAAACAGGGGGTGAGCGGCATGACTAACCACGAATACCTAAAACAGCAATCTCCCGAATGGCTGGCGGCTAAACTTGCCGAGATAATGGACTGCGACTGCTGCTCGGCGGCGGTTTATTGCGCCAAGCGGATCGAAACGCTCCGCGAACTGGGCATATCGGAATGTAAGAGAACGCTGGAAAACTGGCTGAACGCAGAAAGGACGGAGGAACAATGATTAGACCGAGCGATACTGTATTACATAAGCCAACCGGCGAAACATGGGTAGTATGTGGGGTTGACCGTGAACGTGGCGAACTCATTCCTTGCGGATACCCATTCCCCACCATTGCCAAAATTGATGATTGTGAACTGATTGCAGAGAGATACACGGCATATGGGCAACCAGAAGAATACATCAAAGCATTGCAAGGACGCGGCCTGTCAAGGTTTATTGATGCACGGGCGGCAATGTTCCACGGATTCATTTAGGATGTTTAACGATGGCTAAATACATAGAAGCAACTGCGCAAACGAAAGGGGCGGCAATGAATGAAGAATATATAGCCAAAAGTGCAGCGATAGAAGCCGCTTGTGATGCAGTGGAGTTATTTCCCTCGGAATATCAGGAGATAGAAAATGCCATTGACAGGGTTGTTTCCGATGTTGCTTTGGTTTTGGATACAACGGAAATTGTAGATTTAAGGGCCAAGTATCAAGCACTCGTTGCTGAAAAAGCCAAGAACAACGGAGACACTGCTGAAACGTATACAACCGGGTATCGCTATGGTCACAGAAACGGGCAAATTGAATTGCTCCAACAGATTTTGGACATTTGCGATGGTGTAAGCGAGCTGGAGGAAACAAATGAGTAAAGAATATATAGGCCGCGAAGAAGCGATAAAAATTCTCGAACATTATGACCTGTCGAGCGGATCGACGCTCGGTTGTCATAGCGGTGCAATAGAGTGTGCAATATCCGCGATAGAGATGTTGCCCGCCGCCGATGTTATAGAGAAGAAACATGGATATTGGATAAAAAGGATAATAGAAAATGAAAAAGAGGATTATCCAATACGAAATGTGGATTATATTTGTTCAAGATGCGAAGGCTGCTGGCATGAGCCGCTGAAATATTGTCCTATGTGTTTGGCTGAAATGGATAAGGAGGAATAACAATGGTCAAGTACATCATCATAGGAGTAGTTGTTGGTATGGCATTGTCCTTGTTGTTGGTGCTTATATGCGAACTGGTGTACGTATCACGGTTTACGGGGAAAAAAGTGCTGCCAGAACCCCTGAAGGAGGAAAAATGAAACGAGTAATAGCAATAACAATGTTAACCTTGCTGACCCTCGCCCTGCGCGGATGCGTAAAGGCTGAAGCTGGTATTTATAGGTTCCGATCACTGGAAATGGGTCTATCGTATAACATATATGTTGACACTCTAACAGGGGTGCAATACATACAACTAAAAGATCACGGCGCGTGCGTAATGGTAGACGCAGAGGGGAAGCCGCTGATATGGGAGGGAGAAAAATGATAACGATCCACAACAACGAAGAGCCGCTGTACAAGCTGGCGAAGGAAATACACGAAAACGCCGTTGCTCATGGCTGGTGGGACGAGCCTCGCAACCTACTGGAGATCGTCGCCCTTTGCCATAGCGAGCTGTCCGAGGCTGTAGAGGAGTATCGTGCCGGGCGCCCCATGGTATGGGCAAACGAGGACGGCAAGCCCGAGGGCATAGCCACCGAGATGGCGGATTGTCTCATCCGCATACTGGATTGGTTTGGCCATGAGGGACTGGACGTGGACGAGATTGTGCAACAAAAGATGGCCTATAATCGTGGGCGGCCCTATAAACACGGCAAAAGATGCTAAGCGCAGCCCTAAAGAGGGGTGAGCGGCCCTCACTGACGGGGGAGGGGGCGGTCAAATCTCTGACGCTGCCCCCTGCGTACCGGGGCGGCCCATCGGAAGAAAAATTTTTCGATTTTTGAGAAGCTTTGAAAATGAGCGGCAATGGGG